GCCAGCCGGTCGATGAGCGTCGGTGAGAATCCGGCCACCTTGTTGCCATGCGAGTCACGCGTGGTGCCCTCCTGCCATACCTTGTGCTGGAAGGGAATTCGCGCCTCAAGGATGCTCACGTCACACCCTGACAATCGTGTACGGTGCCAGCCGCGAACACTGGCCTTCGCTCAGCACGGCACCAAACTCGTTGAACTTGAACCGATATGGGCCGGAAGTCAGATCGGTGACCACACCGGCTGGCTTCTCCATCGTCTTGCCGGTCAGCTCGAAGCCGACCTCAGCGATGGCCTTGGGCAATGTCTCGTAACCGTGCGTGAAATCGACCTCGACCCATCGCCAGAAGGGCTGTAATGGCCTCTGATTGAGCCGTGGAGCGACGAAACCGGCACTACCGGCCAGGTAGTACCCGGCAAGCTGAATCCAGCCGCTGTCGTGGACCTGATAGCCCTCTGTCGGGACGATCAACCCGTTCATCCGAACCTCTTCGACACTGACCAGGTTCAGTGTCGGCAGCATCACGATGCCCTCGTTGCCAATCTTGGCCTCTACGTTGACATCTGAGCGAACCGGATAGATGTGCCAGCCACAGTAGTCGCGTATGGCCTGCCCGGCGACCTCGAGAAACCACGTCTCATCCTTGGCCTTGAACTTGGCAAAGTCGTTGGGGTCCAACAGGTCTGGCAGCTCAGACATGACCGACTCGACTGTTCGGCTCGGCAGTCAGATCATGTCGAGCGATGGCGGCATTGGCCCAAAACATGGCTTCCTCCAATTTCGTTATGGCTAACGACTTTTCGCGCCCCTCGGGGCACTCGTGCGCGACAACCACGGCAGCATCCTTGATCACGTTCCGAAGTAGTTGGTGCAGTTGAACTTTCAGTCCATCCGGTGGATGGTGGTCAAACCGGTTGTCGAATTCCTCTTGCTTCATTATGGACGCAACCGCCTGATCATCATTCGCTGAGTAGTACCGTCAGCCTGCATGACGTTATCGTAGATGTAATCCACACCCTCCACCAATTCCTTTGGGGGATACTCGTGTTCGATGTAACCGGGATCGTAATCGTAGTAGGGCCAACCGGTTTGCGGCGACGATGGTGGCGTCGGCGACACGGCCGTCATCCGCCCCGAACCCGAGAAGTCAACAGACAGAGGCAGTTTCGCCGACAATGGCATGGCCAGCGCACCCGAGCCGGAAAGACCGACCACCGTCGGCATCGTCGGCATGATGCCGACTGTCACCGCACCAGCTCCTGAAAGGTCAACCGGTGCAATGAATCTCGAGAACGCCGCACCGGCCAGCGCGCCCGCGCCCGCGAGAGCCATGCTCACCGGGACCGAAACAGGTGGCGGCGCAACAAGTTCAGCAACCTGTGCCGCTGTCAGCGCCACGTTCCAGTAAGTGAACGAATCCATCGTGCCCGACATATCGCTGCCACCCACACCCCCCAGGAGGACAACACTGTTGGCGCGATTGAAAGGGATTGCGGCAGTGTGTGATAACACTTCAACAGCGTCCACGTAGACCTTGATCACCGTGCCGTCCGAGGTCACTATGAAGGAATGCACGACATCCTCGGTGTACACAGGCGCAGGCGTAATCAAAGTGCCTGTGTCATAAAGCTTTACCTTGCTGTCAATGGTGACGTTCAAGAAGATGGCACTCTGCATCTCGATAATGGTTGTCTCAGAAGCTGTTACATCATCAATGTTCACCGGGGCGGAGATAGACCACGTGCTGAGACTGCCCAAGCTGGTGTCATCGATCTTACCGACGAATTGCCTTGAGATAGAACCTGATCCGTTCAGTGAGCCGGTCGGGCCGGTCAGCGTGCGCAAGCCGTTGGTCGACGTGGCAATGTTCCCGCTGGCTTCGTTGAACTCGAATACCGTTGTCGGCGTTGGTATCAAGATTTCTCCTCACAGTTAGGTGACACGACGGCCGGGAGACCACCAAAGTACCGACCGCCGTGCCACCCAAGGTGTAATCGCTTGCCGCCTAAGCGATTACGCGAGCTGGATGATCTCGAACAGTTCGGGGTGATCGACCAACAGACCCACCCGCTCCTCGATTCGCATCGTCCACAGGTTCTGCTCGAAGTCAAACCCGTTGGTGTTGGTCACATCAACGCGCAGACCACCGAGCCGCAGCACCTGACCACCGTCGCCGAAATCGCCGACAATCGGAAGCCCTGCTGGCTGAACAGGAGTCGAAACAACCCTCTTGTTCCAGAGCGTAAGTCCTTGCTCCACACCAAGACTCGATGGCGGGCCAGCATTGGCGGCGACACCGTAGTTGGTGCCGAAGAACGAGCCGCCCAGGTACTGCCCGTTCGCATCCTTGGCCAGCCGAATCGTAAGCCAGTCAACAGGATTGAGCAGTGCAGCATCCGGCTCATAGAACCACGTCATCCGAATGTCGGTGATGGCCTGAAGGATTGCCTCAGCCGCCGCCGTACCCTTGGTGTAATCCGTTGGGAGAGTGACCTTTCGGCCAGGCGTGACACTCGCGAGCGTGACACTGCCGGTGCCCGCACCGGGTGCACCACCCACGACCACATTGGTAACCGGCGTGACAACGGTCGGCGTGTTGAATCCAGTCGGGAAGGATTGGTTGGTGCCGGTCGACCTGTTGTACAACCCGTTCACACCGGGCATCCCTGAGCCGCAAAGCAATTCGATCTCTTCTTTGCGAGTCACACCGAACACGCCGCGCCGCTGCACGAGCGCCCAGAAATACGGGGCGTCCTGAATCATCTCATCGGTGACGCGCTCCAGGTTGGCGATCTTGCCGACCTGTTCCGAATACCGTTTCACGCCAGAGCCGCTCGTCGGCTTGGTGGCACCTTCCGGCACCGTCGCAGCGTTGTTGGTGAATGTCTCCTCACGCACGTAGCTCACGATGGGACCGGACACCGGCATCGTGGGGAACAGGGACGCAATGACATTCGGGTAGAACCGCATCTCTGAGATACCCGGCAGGAACGTCGGCTCGACCGTGGGACCTGCTGTGCCACCAGGGAAGTACACCCCGACCGCCAGGTTACCCGTTGGGGGAACCGTTGTGCCACTTGTGTATTCACCTTGCAGACCGGCGACACCCTGTGCCTTGAAGGTCAGGTCCTCGGGACCATCGAACCGCAACCCTACGTCAAAGCTGAAGTCGCCCTTGCCAGAACCCTTGTTGACCAGGTTCGCCTGTGCGCGCTTCTGGAGTTCCAGGTAGGTAGCCCAATTCTCTTGGGCCAGCTTCATTTTCGCGTTGGGCTCCATTGCGGGTGCCGGTGGCTCACCGCTCGGCTCTGGGTCGCCGCCTACCCGCCACTTGTTGGCAGCGTTGTAAGCCTTGATGCCAGAAGCGATTTCGCTGTCCTTCTTCTCGGCACCCTCCATGAACGTCGCGAAGTCGGCGACCGTGATGGTGCCCTCTTCGCACTCCTTGATCTTGACATGAACGTCTCGATTGAGTTCGGCCGCTTGCTGCTTCAACTCTAATACGTTGGGCATGACCCCAATTCCCTTCTGTTTCAGTCGTTTACATGACGGGTTGCAAAGCTCATAGCCTTAGCACGTGCGGTGGCAAGGACTTTCACTTTGCGCTCCTGGTCAGCAGAATCGGCAGCGGCCGTACCGGTTGGCTCTTCTGGTGCCGGAAGTTCGTAATCTTTGTCGGTAATCTCGATGCCGAATTTCTTTGCGGCAGAACGAATCTTACCCTTGATGCTGGAAAGCTGATCGGAGCTATAGGCTTTCGAGTTGTCGCCCTGATTGATGTAGCTCCACGCCGCCCGCACATGCTTCTCGGTGTCGAGCGGGTATCGCTTCTTGCCATCCTCCTGATAGCCGGGGTCGGCGTAGGTCACGTCACCGTAAGGCTTCTTGCCATCATCGTCGGCCTTGATCGAAAGTGCTTCTTCCACAATGGATTTGATGAATTCCTTGGTTTCCTCGGTCAGCTCGCCCTCGACGGTCAGCCCCTTGGACGCCAGCACCATTGCGTGAGTGTTGGCCGGTACCACCACAAATGAGCCGTTGACCAGCTCGCGCACGGTGCGCCCACCCGGTGCCCGCTTCTCCCGGTAGGCCACCGAGACATGGGTAATATGCTTGCCCCGCACCAGCTTTCGAGTGTCCTGTGCGTTGTCGGTTTCGGCGTAGGTGCCCCGGCAGATGATGTTCTCACCCTCCAAAGTTGGCTTGGCAGAACCGACTACCGAATTAACCTTGTGCGTGTGGTCGTTGACGAACGTAATGTGTTCCGGCAGTGGCATTTCCCAGCCATCGGCGGTCAGCTCGTCACCATCCCTGTCGAGGTCGGGGGTGGCCAGCGCAACGGTGAATTCGCCTGGCCCGCTTGACCCTTCGACATCCTCGATGGTTGCCTCGATGGTTTTGGTCTTGATGTCCATATTCAGTTTCCTTCCTCCATCAGCAGGTGCAGACATGCGATCTGAATATCCTTGCGGTCCAATGGGTTTCGCTCGAGTATGTGCACCGCCACCTCGCCCCAGTTCTTGCCCCGACCCAGTTCCGACACGATGTCGGCACGGTACTTCATGGCCTTATCCGTAAGCGCCGGAACACGTTTCGGCAAATCGCCGGTCACCTTGGGCGACTGAATATTAGTGGCATTCGGCGACACCGGCAATTCCTTGGGCTGATGCTGAGCCGAAAGTCCCATCTCTGCATCGGCTTTCGCCGATGCCGACAGTGCGCCGAGCGGCTGCAACGCCTGGTTGGCGTACAGCTCATCGGCCAGTGGCCCGGCGTCGTCGAAATCGAACCACTCGCGTACCTCGGCAGGCTTCGCGATACCGGACTGCACAAGCTGAACTGCCGCTGGCGCAAGGGTTTCCACGTCACCACGGAGCTGCTGACTGACGTTGAACCGCATCTCACGCTTACCGGCGAACTCACGACCCACATGGTAGTCGAATACGGATTCCATTGCCTTCAAACGGAAGTCGATGGAGGACTTGTACACGTCCTTGAATCCCGGCTCAGCGGCAGTGGTTCCGCGTGTGGTCTGATCGATTATCTGAACCGCTTCTGGCGCAAGGTCATACACCATGCAGACCTCGCCACGGTTCAGCTTGCGACTGTCGATGTACTGCATCTCTTCCGAATTGAGCTGCATCATGGTGGCCGTGGTCTGATCTTCGAGGATCATCACGCCACCGGCATTGTCGGCACCGCCCGAGGTCGACTTGATACCCGCTCGCAGATTGTTTCGACCCTTCTCCCCCAAGCGTTTTGGCGTACTCAGCACCATCGATGGGCGTCCCATTTCGCGCCACCATGAGTCCTGCGCACGCCTGGCACCATCCTCGTTGAGCAGTGTAAGTCGCAGTGGCTCAAGACGACTCAGCCCTCGCATGGTGTTGTCGGGGTTGTAGCGCCGGAACGGGACCACCTCGGTTTCCGGTAGCCACATGTTCGGCATACCCATAAATTGGTATAGCAGAGAACCATTTTCGTCTCGTTTGATCTGAGTGAGCGCCGGATGCATGGGCACCAGTGAGACGATCTTGCGCGTGTCGGGGTCGCGATTCTTGACCAGGTACGCCTCGCCGTAAATCTCGAAAGTTGTTGCCACCCAATGATAGAAGTGGAACTTGTCGACAGTAAGGCAGGGGTCCTGCATGAGTGACGCGTAGGCTCCGTTGCGGTCGCGGATGTCACCTTCGCTCGGGCGAGTATTCCACACCGTGACACCAAGGCGCGCAATGAGATTCGCTATCTTGTCGATGACCGCGAAGACGTGTGGCTGAACCTTGTACATGACACCGTAGGTGACGAACTGAGTCTGAAGCTGCACACCCGTTCTCGGGGCGAAATACGACTCGTTGAACTGTGGTGCTATCTCTGCGAAGGCCTGTAGCGCAATCGAGCGAGATACACCGTTAGACAGGATCATTCGACAACTCCTGACGGTAGACGATGTTCACCCGGTCGACGTGCATGCGGCCGGGGATGGCCTGCGGCGTCTCGATGACCTGATTGGGCACAGTCACGCAGTTCTCGAAAACCAGTCTGCGCCAAGACTCTTCGACCAACAGACCGGCGAACTCACCCTCCTTGTCCTTCAGTGTCACCACGAACCTCTTCTTAATGTCGTTGTGCCATAAGCGATCTCGAGCCCATAGCCCACCGCCGATAGCTAACGCTACAATCAACAGGACGAGAATAAGAACGTCAATCATCTTCTGCCTCAGCACAATTCACGTGACATACCTCATCGTCGTAGTAGCACACATCATCACCATCGTCGAAGTCGTCATCACAGAGACCGCAGCGACCAGGCCAGCGTGCCTCGAAAATCTTTGAGTGCCTTGTCATTTCGATGGCCTGACCTCACAGTTCGGCAACGGGTGCCGCTGTTCCCCAGCCTCGGCGCGCACCGTGCGATCATTGGCCACCGAATCACGCCATGCCGCAATCTCTTCCGGCGTAGCCTTCCCGTTCAGCGTTATCTCGTTCAGCACTATCACAGCGGCATCGTCGCGAGCGTCCATCGCAGCATCGCGCTGACCCCGAGCCTGAACCCATTCCTTCAGTACCGCAATGGTTTCCGCGTTGCACTGTTCCTGGGCGGCATCACGAGGCAGCGTCTCCCGAATGTAGTTGTTGAGCCGAATTGTGTTGGTAACAGCCGCAATTCCCACCAACAAAAAGATGACCGCCAGTACCATCTCCAGCCGCTTTGCCGTCACGCGTTCGCCTCATTCTTCTTGCTACTACTCGCATTAACGAACCAATACCCGATCACCAACGGCATCGCCGAGTCCAAAACGCCTGCTATGGGCCAAGGTTGGAAGATTCGCACCACAGCCGAGATAACCCACAACAGCACGATGATCAGGGTGAGAATCGTAATCATCTTGTCTTTCATCGTCATTGCTTCGCCGATGCCGTCGTGAATCATCGTACGATCAGCATCTCGTCTTGTGCGTAGACACTAATGTTGTCGGGCACGTGTTCGAGCCCCCACACTGCCCCGATGGCAGCAAGCAAAGGTGCAGTGTCAGTGGGCGATTTGCGAATGTCAACCCGAAAACCACCGGTAGGCTGAGGCTGTGGGATCGCCGACGTTGCCGCCATGTCCAGACCTTTGTGCGGCAGATGCTGAATTGTCTTGTCGCGCAACCGATCAAACATGTCGCCGTGCGCCGTAGCGACATCGGCCGCTTTCCATTCCACCAGCAAGTCAACAAGATCGGCGTCCTCGTCTTCCATCAGGTTGTCGAATAGCGTCAGCGATGGGCTACCGGCCTCGGTGCGAATCACGATGGCATCGCACGAATCCTGGTGTTCTGCAAGCCAATCCCGTACCCAGTCGGTACCAGGGCGATCCATAGCTATGCCCAGCACCGCCGTGTTGTTGTCGGCGAAAGCCGCTCGGGCAATGTAGGTTTGATCTCTACGACTCGAGACTTCCACGCACACAGCACGATTCGTCTTCGGTACCGGCTTGGCCTCAGGGTTCGTCGTGTCGGCCCAGGCACCCTCGGGAAACGGGCCACCCTCGGCCATCGGCACGAACCGGCACATCACTTCCATGTCGTACAACAGCGGTGGATCGCTGCGCATATGAGCAACGAGAGTCCTTGTGGTAGGGCACATCTCACTAATCTCGGTGTGGTTCATGCTCGGGTTCGACTGCGAAAGTGCTTCCATGTCAGTACGTTTCGCATTCGGCGGCGCACTCCACTCAAAGAATCCGGTGGTGAGTTCGTCCCAGCCCTCGGGCAGTTCGGCGGGGTCCATCCCGGCGAAGATGTCCTCCAAACTGCCTTCGCCGGAAAGCAATTCGGCGTCATCGTCACCATCGGGCCAGCCGAGGTCGCGATGCGCCAGCGCACGCAGGTAGCGCAACACGATGCTCAGTGCGTCACCGGCATTGCTGAACGCCCACGCCTGCGCTTTCGGCCGTGCGTTCATGGTGTTGGTGACAGAGGCCCACGAGTCCCAATTCTGGTGCTCGCGTAGCTCATCCAGCAGAATCAGGTCGCCGGGAAAGCCACGCGCACCACGCCGGGACGCTGCCGCAACGCGATACTCGCAGCCGTTCTCCAGCATGAAAACCTTTGGGTGGCCGAGATATACACCATCGGCCGGGATCAGCTCGGCCAGCTCGTCGTCATTCTCGGCCAGTGCCACGGCATCCCGCCAGGCACGCTCGGCGTTGGCCAAATCCTGTGCGGTCCCGATGACGGTACCGGACTCCAGAGCATAGATATGCCACAGTGCCAGAACGACTTCCACCGTCGTTTTTCCGTTTTGACGGGCCACCATGACGATGACCGTACGGAAGCGGTACACGTCACCGGGACCGTTCGGATTAGGAACGAGTTCCAGTGCATGGATCAAAAGCCAACGCTGCCAAGGGAATAGCAACATGTGCAGCATGCGCTCAGCGAAAGCTATTGCGGCATGGCCATGTGTGCGACTTCGCTTCAATTCGCCTGTGGCATCGCAGTTCTCGGGCAGTGGCGGCGTGAACAGCCGTGGTTCGGTCTTCCCGAGAACCCTTGTGGCAGTTGTCATTTACGATGCTTGGCCTTCTTCTTGGCCTTCTTCGAGTCCGGTGCAGGCTCGGCCTTAACCTCGGGCTCAAACTTGTTGGGCTCCTTGGGATTCAGCTTCGGTGTATTCATGACACCCGGCGCACCAGCATTAGCACGAGCTGAACCGCCAGCAGGATGGCGATCACCAATAGCAGTATGTCAGTCAAACTCATTGTCGCTGCGTCCTATTCGTCGAGAGGATTCACCTGCGGCTCATCGCCGGTCGGCTCGGCCGGTGCCGGGGTGTGCAGGTTGCGAATGTTGTCGATGTCGGCCATGATCGGCGTCAGGTCGCCCTCTGGAAGATCAAGTGCCGCAATCTTTTCCGTAAGTGCAGCGGTCGACTCGTCCAGTGCCTGATCGATGGCGTCGAGCGATTCCTGAGATACCTTCACCATTCCCATGATTTGTTGCTGTCCCTCCAATAGAGTGTCTAACTTGGTTTCAATGCGCGCCAAAGTTGCTGGGACTTGGAGCAATTGGTCAATCTCCCCGAACAGTCCCATCCCGTTCTCCTCCTCTTTCGTTGTCGCTCAATGAGTTTCAGCGATGCCAGGATGACATCGCAGTGAAACTCCTCGTCATACCTGGGCCGAACGTACACCGGCCCATAGTCGCACATCGCTCACTCGCCACCACCACCACCGGCATTGGACTCGCCGGTCGGGTCCTCGGCAATTGACTTGCGCTCGTTGGGATTTGACGCCTTCCCCTTGAACGGTGTGCCGACATTGACATTGACCGGTGGCGGTACCGGCGAGGCCGAAACCTCGTCTGTCGCTTGGCCTTGCTCGGGTTCTGTCATTGCCTACCCTCTCTATCTCAGGTGTCCCAGGTGGGACACGTCATTGTGCTGCCGCATCGCTATCGGTAACCATGCGTTGCACGCTGGCCAACCGGCTGCGCGTGCGCTTCTTGCTCTGCCCACGCAAATCGTTGAGGATCGATGTGAGCTGTCGGCTCGTAGTCGGGTGCAGCGCAATCTGATTCGGGTTGTCGAGAATGCGTGCCATGGTGCGGGCTGTCTCCACGAGCGCGGGCCGCTCGGCGGCAATCGACAGCCCTGAACACTCCTCGATGACCGCCAGTTCAACCAGGCCGGGCGGATTAACCTGTGGCTCAATAGGTTTCGCTCTTTCCCCAGTCATCAGCACCACAGTGCCATTGGCCCGCTCGATGCGCTTGGTTGAAATACCGGTGGCCTGTTCAATTCGCTTGCGGTCCTTCCACCCTCGAACGTACTTCGCCTGTGCCGCCTTGCATGAATCACACCGGCACCCCTCCGCATAACGCTGCCGTGTACCGTGAGCCGCCATCTCTCACACCATTCCTGTCATCATCTTGAATTTCTCCCGGTGGTCACTTCCGCCATTCTTCTTAAAATGGCGTGATCCGCCCAAAAGTGTTGTAATTCAACGTATTTCGCGTCATAATTGGTAAAAGCCCAGGTCAGAGCGGTAACACATACTTTAGACGTATTTCCGCAGGTCAGAGGATGTATTTCCTGTACTCGAAAGTACAGGGTAACAGCTATCTGCCAAAAGTTCGGA